GCAAGCGCGCCGGTACAGGCGCAGCCATCCCTGCAGGCGAATGTTAGCACCCTTGTTGATCAAGCGCAACAGCAGGCGCAGACCGGCCCGCAAAGAGTGTATGTAGTTGAGTCAGATATAACGGATAAACAGGATCGTGTAGCCAAGATTGAAGAACAAGCAATTTTTTAAACATGGATTTACCAGTATTTAAATTAACCATTAGCGACAACTTAAAAGATGACAACGAGGTGAATTTTGTTTCACTCGTTGAGAAGCCGGCCATACAAAGGGACTTTCTTGCATTTAACGAGCAAGAACGTTGCCTTTTCTCTGTAGTGAATGAAGATAAGCAGATTGTTTCCGGACCTGCTATGATCCCGGATATCCCAATTTACAGGAACGACAAGAACGGCGAGTACTATGTACTATTTGATGCAGATACGATAGAAAAGATTGCCTTGCGTTTCTTCAAAAAGGGGTATCAGTCAAATATTAACATGATGCATAAAAGGAATGCAGTTGTATCGGATAGCGCTTTTTATGAGTCATGGATTGTTAATAGGAGCCTGGGTAAGGCGCCGTTGCAAGGCTTTGAGGATTTGCCGGACGGTACATGGTTTTTGACGGCAAAGATCAATAGCGCAGACACATGGAAGAAAATAAAATCCGGTGAGTTCCGCGGATTCAGCGTTGAGGGGCTATTTGAGTATGAGCCAGTAGCTGCCGTTGACCCTGACGAGGCTTTGCTTAAGGAGATAAAATCACTTCTTGATAGCGTGCAATACTAAGTTATCCACAACATCTAAAAAAAATAACGATTGGGCATATGTGGGTGTAGAAAAATGAAGGTATGACGCCCAAAGATGTTATAGAAAAGATGAAATCCCTTTTAAAGGTAGCAATGAGCGAAGAGCCCGATAAGCAATCCTTTGAAAGCGGTAAGCTGTCTGACGGCACAGTCATTCAGTATTCAGTACTTGAAACTGGTGGCGATGTGTTTATTGTAGATGCTGAGGGCTCTCAGCTTCTCGCCCCTGCCGGGTCTTATGAACTGGAGGACGGCAGCGTGATAGTGGTGTCTGAACCCGGAAAGATTGCCGAGATAAAGGCAAAGGAAGATGAGGCCACTGAGCAGGAAATGAACAAACAGCCGGCCGTTGATTACTCGCCCCAAATCACTGCGTTGGAGCAGGCAAACGCCATTTTGCAGAAAAGGATTGACGCGCTTGAAAAAAGAAGCGGTTCATTTACTGAACTATTCCAGGCAATCAACACATTTATGGAGCATGTAGCAAATGAGGACTCCAAAGAACCCATCCACAAGCCCAAGCAAACAGTATTTGGCGAAAAGAAGGATAGCCGCGAAGAGGTAAGAAAGCGGACCGCTACCGCATTTGCCGCTGTACTAGGGAAGAAGTAAAAAATTTAACCGATCATTTAAAAGTTAATCATGTCTTTAGATTTAAACGGTCTTGCTAATTACACTAAAGAAAACGAGGAAGTTCTACTTACTGCCTCTATAATGGGGGCCAAGACGCAAGCTAGGATTGCGGAGAAGGGCAATATTTTGACAGGGGTAAAAACCTCTGAGAAAATAGGAGTGCTTGAGACGGACGTTGTTTTTCAGGACGGCGCCAACTGTGCATTTACCCCTGCAGGCACAACTAAAATTACCCAACGCTCTGTTGTTGTCGGTGACATTAAAGTGCAGGAATCACTGTGCCCAAAGGAACTGGAAAAAAAGTATACACAAAAGATGCTGAAAGATGGCAGCAAACAAGAAACAATTCCTTTCGAGGAAGAGTATACAGGGCAAAAGACCTTGCTTATCGCGGGCGCCCTGGAAAAAGCATTGTGGCAGGGTGACACAGCAAGCGCTAGCCCTAATCTTAACAAGTTCGATGGCCTAATTAAGAATAACGACAGCTCTACTGTTAACATTAATGCCAATACAGCAGAGTATATCGGTACACCCATTGACTCGGCTACAGGGATCACGCAGGCAAATGTTATCTCCGTTATTGATGCTGTTGTTAAGGCAATTCCTGCAGAGTTGCGCGACAAACCGGACCTGGAGGTATTATGCGGCTGGGACGTCTTTACCCCGTACACATTTGCTCTCCGTGACAAAAACTGGTTCCACTATGATGCGGCCAACAGTAACGGCGAATTGGTGATCCCTGGTACCAACATCCGATTAGTTGCTTTGCCTGGACTGAATGACACAAGCCGGGTGTTTGCCCTTCGCTGGTCTAACGTATTTATGGGCACTGACCTTGAAGGTGAGGACGACAAATTTGATATGTTTTACGCTAAAGAGGCAAAAGAGGTGCGCTTTGACGCAAACTGGAAGTCAGGTGTAAATGTTGCTTTCCCCAAAGAGGTTGTAACCTTTAAGCTGGCGTAACCATTGGGCCGGGTAGTTCCGGCCCCCTTCTTTAAACAAAATTATATTACGATGGCTTGTGCCTTAACTCAGAATATGGTAAACGACTGCCTGGGATCAGTAGGCGGTACGAAAGAGCTTTATTTTATAGAACATGAGAATGTTACGGCCGTTACTGAAGCGCAGGGCGTAGTTACAACAATCGCCGTTGCTGCAGGTAAGCAGTTTAGAAAATACGAGCTGCCAAAGGAAACGGCCTCCTGGACCGAGACACTGCAGAGCAACCAGCAGAACGGCACGCAGTTTTATCAACAGGTTGTTTCTTTTGTTCTCAATAAAATGGAGGCCAATAAAAGAAACGAGCTGATGTTGTTAGCCCAAAACACCGTGATGTGTATTGTGCGTGACATGAATGGTAAATATTTTCTTGTGGGGAAGGAGAATGGACTTAATGCCACAGGTGGCGATGGCGGAACCGGTACGGCAGCTGGTGATCGTAACGGTTACACGAGGGAATTGACGGCCCAGGAGCCGCAGATGGCGCCAGAGGTGAGCGCTGCCATTATAAGCGGCCTTATCGCCCCTGCCGCATAACATATGCACAATGTATCTACTTAGCCCGGTTAGTCCGGGCTTTTTTATAAAAAAAATGCCTGCATGTGATATGTGTAGGCGTTATGATTCTCCTAAAGCGCGGTACGGTTGGAGTTGCAGTAGTTACTGTAAGTGAGAAAGCGACATTAACGCCGACTCGGTTTACCCTAACATTTACACATGATCTAACAGGTAAGACAGTTGAGATAGTGGATGCGCAGGATACAAGCCTATACCCGGATCGGTACAATGCCTTTCTCATAGACACATCATTGTTTGTTAACCTGGATAACGGATTTTTTACATACCGGATCACTGATCAACTGAGCAGCCTGTTGGAGCTTGGTAAATGCCAGCTTGTAGGAGATAAGGAAACGCCGGTAGAGTATACCGGCACACCGTCAGATTATGAAACGTATGGACAATAAGATAGACTTAGGGAATGGGTTTGTTATGCTGCAGTTTGAGGACGCCGCGCAACCTGTATTTCTTGAAAAAAAAGGTAAGCCATATGTCTACTACGGAGAAAAAAATGACTATCCCAACTACTTACTATACCTGTATAACAATAGTTCTAAGCACAGCGGTATAATTAACGGTAAGGTTGACTATATAATGGGGAAGGGCTTTAAATTCGACGAAGAGGGCATTACTGAACAGCAGAAAACAACGGCTAACGCTTTTCTTAAAAGAGCAAACGCAAAAGGGGAGACCTTGCGGCAAGTATTTGAGAAATGCTTGCTGGACTTTGAAATTTTCAATGGCGCTTATCTTCAGATTGTGTGGACAAGCAGTAGCGAGAAGATGGGAAGTATATACCACCTAGATTACACCTCCGTTAGAAGTAATGCCGATAATTCGGAGTTCTATGTGTCTGACGAGTGGGTTAAATACCTCCCGGATGGATCATACAAAATCAACAACAACCCGAAATACGATCCCTACCCGGCTTTCAACCCCGACAAAAAGACCGGGACACAGATACTTTATATAAAAAAGTATCACCCTGGTATTGACATATACACTTTGCCTGCATATCGCGGCTCTATTACATGGATTGAGGTTGATGTTGAAATTGGTTTTTACCATTTAAACAACGTCAAAGGGGGATTTTTTGTAAACAAGCTGATCAACTTCAACAATGGCGTTCCTACTGAAGATGCACAGAAGGAAATAGAAAAGATGTTTGATCGGAAGTTCGGCGGCGTGCGTGGCCGTAAATACATGCTTGCATTTAATCATAATAAGGAGAATGCAGCTACGGTAGAGGACTTGAGTGTTGCGGAAAGTGATAAGCTTTTTGATTGGTTGGGCAAAACCGCAGAGCAACACATATTTACAGGCCACCGCGTCACATCCCCTATGCTATTCGGTATAAAAACAGAGGGACAGCTAGGCGGTAGATCGGAGTTTAGGGATGCTTTTGAAATATTTCAAAACACGTTTGTTAACGGCCGGCAAGAGTATTGGGAAGAAATATTTAATACCCTGGCCGGTTATATCGGCGTACAGGTTCCGCTATTCATTCAAAAGACTGAGCCGATAGGATTTGCCTTTGGGGAGAACGTTATTGCCAATAACCTCACGAGGGATGAGATACGGGAGTACATTTCTGACAAGTTATCAATAAAGTTGAAGGCCGAGCCAGCGCCGCCCGCTCAGCAGTTTTCCGTTGACGAGCGGGATGTTGCTGTTTTTTCTGAGTATGGCAGTCCACGCAAAGGGCTGAAAGTTTTGAAGTCTAAGCAAGTATTGTTTACGAACGACGAAGAAGAGGCACAGCACTTTGCAAACGAAGAAGCGCAAATTACAAAAGTACATGAGGGGATAATTGATTTGTTATCAAAAGACCCTTTTACTACACAGGAGATAATAGCGGAAGCCCTGGGCGTTGATGTTGAACTGATACAGGAAGCTATAAGGGAGCTGGAGAAAAGCGGGTTGTTGAAGGTGTCAGAAAAGAAAAGGGGAGAAGATGTTGTAGTAGAGCGTAGGCCGGCAACTGAAGCGAAGCGCATAATAAAGGATCGTAATCCGGTTACTCGCTCCGTTCAGATAATGTATAGTTATGAAGGCCCACAAGATGACAGAAATAGGCCGTTTTGCGCAAAAATGCTTGAGCTTGACCGGTTATATTCCCGAAAGGATATAGAGAAGATTTCGGCGCGTTTGGGGTATTCTGTTTGGTCCCGGCGTGGGGGCTGGTATACGATACCCGGAACGAATGAACATAGGCCATATTGTCGCCATTCTTGGGCATCAAACGTGGTAGTTAAAAACGTTGGCGATGAGTAAGAATATCCTATTTATATCAGAGCAAAGATTGAAAGACAGGAGTAACTTATCTGATAATGTTGATCCTAAAGAGCTGCTGCCTACGGTAAAGTACGTGCAGGACCGTTATGTACTTCCTCTGTGTGGCACAAAGTTGTATTTGAAGCTGCAGGCAGATATACAAGCTTATACGCTGGCCGGCGCATACAAAGAGCTAATCGATTTTTACATTACTGATGCACTGGTATGGTATACTCTGTCTGAAATGCCGATTTCTATGCAGTACAAGCTGCTTAACAAAGGCGTCATGCAACGATCCAGTGAATCAGCACAGCCCATTTCTTTCAGTGATCTAGTAAAGGTGATGGACGCTTATAAAGACAGGGGGGAGTATTATGCACAGCAGGCGATTAGGTACCTGTGCGAAAATCAATCAAGTTTTCCGGAATATTTAAACCCTGGTTTTGGCGCCGATGTGGTACAGCCAGATATTACACAATATACGTGCGGGATCGTACTTAAATAGTGGTAAATGACTCTCAATAACCTTATTGACATATTAGCGCAATACGCGAGCCGCCATCTACAGATTAACGGCTTTGGTAGAGGTGATCTTGCGGAGCTGGAGGCCAGCGCGGCGGCGTCGTTCCCTATAATGTGGGTTAGCATTGCCCAAGGCGTTTACTCACGTCCTGTAATGCAATACACAATACAGCTTTTGTTTGCTGATCTCATTTATGAGGATAAGAAAAATGAGCTTGAGGTACAATCTGATATGCTGCTTGTTGGCCTGGACACGGTTGCTTTTTTATTAGATAACCCGGATTTTGACTTTAAGCTGAACGACGATATAACAATAGATTTTTTTACAGACCGGTTCACAAGTTTGGCGGCGGGGTGCGTCCTTACGCTTTCTCTTCGTGATCCTAAACCTTTAGATAGATGCGTTATACCATTAAGTTAATTGTTTCGCTGCTGTTTATTTCTTCTTTTGCCTCTGCTCAGCAGTGGCGTTGGTCTCCGTATTATTGGAACTATACGGGGATGAAAGTAGACGGCGCCTTTTTATTGCCTTATACCACTAGCACTGATGCTATGATTGATCGTGATGGTGCCTTACGTTATAACCCGGTTACCGGTACCGTGCAGTTATGGAAGAACCCAAATTGGTCCGATGTTGGAATAAGCACTAACATATATAATACGAGTTCCAATTTGACTGGAGATCGGGTTGTAAGTGGCTTCGCTTCTCCTACTGTCCGTAGATCGTTAACGTTTAATGAGCTTTCGAATTTTGAAGTTCGTGCGTATGGCTCGTTTGGGGCCTATGACCCGGCATATACCGGAATGCGAATAATTATGAACTCCAGCGCTGGCGTTATGCTCTTTGACTGGCAGAATGCGGCCGGCAGAGGCGCTCTGAGCGTATCTCCGGGTGCAGCTAGCATGTCGGCCCAGACAGGGATTACAGATAATAGATTGTCTCTCGGCATTGACGGTGACAAATTACTGATGACCAATCCAACAACCAGCGGTACCAATCTTTTGCTTCGCGTTGACAGGGCTGGCGGCGCTGTTACCTTATACGGATATCCCAATACTACCGGCCAATTTCTCACAACCGACGCAACAGGTAAAATCGCTTTAGCCACCCCGACCGGCGTGACGGCAGATAATGCCGGCAGCGGGACCAGTATCTCAACCGATGGTTTAGGTACTAGCCACGTTGACCTGGGAGGCATTGTGTCTAAAAACACTTCGTTTGATGTAATTAACGGGCATACCTTCAACGTATCCTACTCCCCGATCCCAGAGTTGACAAACTATGAATTGCCATATTTAAACATGGGACAGAACGTCTTCTCTATGGGTTCCAACGTATATTCTGGCGCCAGTTTTTTGAGGGCTAATGGTATAAATTGTAATGGAACGCAAGGAGTAGTGATGGCGTCGACATACGGCAATACCGAGGCGCCCCGGCAGAACAACTTTGTATTAGATTCCACTGGCGTAAAACTGGACATTTACCGTGATAACAACCCGGTACCAACAGCTACTTTCAAGGTGGATACGCTTGGAACAGGATACTTCAAAAACGCCATTGGCATAAACACCGTCTCCGCCACTGCAGGAATAGACATCAACGGTTCTGCCGGTTACAATCAGCTGCGGTTAAGGACTTCCTATACACCCACATCTTCAGGTGACGCAAACGGCACGGTAGGCGCCCTTTCCTGGGATGATGATTATTTCTACATAAAAACTGCTTCAGGTTGGAAGCGTATCGCTTTATCTACATTCTAATAGTTCCCGTATGAAGGATAACGTATTGGCCTTTATTAGTGGCTTTATCCCTTGTTTCTTATCGGGGATAGGGCAGCAGATTCTAACCACAATGCTTTTAGGCGCCGTTGGTGGCCTTGTTGGGTTGTTGGTTAAGGATGGATATAATTTTATAAAATCCAAAATTCGTGGCAGACACAAAGTTTAATATTGAGCAAATTAACCGTCCGGCGCCGCTTTGGTACCGGCGGTTTAGCAACGCAATGGTTGCCCTGGTGATCCCGGCTGCGTCTGAGTTCGTGAGTAGTTTAGAGCTTGCCAGTAAAACAGAAAATAGAGTCTTGCACGGGTTCATTTTTCTAGCTGCAATAATCAAGGGGGTGGGCGTTTTCTTGGGGAACGGACAGAGCTATACAGATAAGGTCATTACAATAGTACTGTTTTGCTTGTTCCTAAATGGATGCAGCAGTACAAGGCGCGCAGCTGACAGGGAGCGCGCGTATATCCAGCAGCTGCAGCGCACTTATGCAGTCGATACAGTCCCGCCTGTTATATTAACTGTCCCCGGCGGCATGATCCACCTTACAGACACGACGCCATGCCCCGACTTCCACAACTCAGAAGTTACAAGCAAGGGCGGGATATTGACCGTCGCCAAACCATGCCCCGGCATAAAATTAAGCCCCGACTCAGTTGCCCGGAGTTCGGCTTTGTATAGGGCTGCGATACTGGCGCGAAGGGACGCGGAAATTAACGCGGCTCAGGAGCGTGAGGCAAGATTGCGATCTGAGGGCACCTTGCGTCATTCCCAGCGTGAAGCACGTACAGGCTGGGCGCTTTTCTTCGCTTTAGCCCTGGGCAATGTGGTGTTTTTCTTTATTAAAGGCAGAATTTAAGATAGGAATACGTGGCAGATTTTAAGATAGTGTTACAAAAGACGCTCCCACATGAGGGATTTTATTCTAACAGGTCCGCAGACCGTGGTGGTGAGACGTATGCCGGAATAAGCCGGAAATATTGGCCGGGTTGGCGCGGGTGGGGTATTATTGACCGGGCCAAACCCTTAAAACAAGGGGAGCGGGTTGCTAACAAGCAGCTAGACGGCCTCATAGAGGTTTTTTACTATGAAAACTTTTGGCGCCCTATAAGGGGGGCGGATGTTAAGAGCCAAAGCGTGTGCAATTTCATGTTTGATTGGGGGGTAAACAGTGGGAGCGCGGCCACAAGAAGGGTGCAGCGAGTTGTCGGGGTTGCCTGTGATGGGGTGGTAGGGCCGGTCACCATTCAGGCCATAAATACCTGTGATCCTGTTGACCTGTTAACCCGTCTGAAGGCAAGTAGAACGGCTTTTGTTCATGCCATTGTTAGAAGCACTCCGGCCCAGGCCGTCAACCTGAACGGATGGATGAGACGTATAGATTCTTTTTAAGTATAGGGGCGCTCTCTTTAGGGGCGCCCTGTAATTATTTTAGGAATACAGGCCCGATCTGCTTTTTATTTCCTCTATTATATCCCCAATAATAGGCACATCCATCCCGCTAATATAATTCCAACCGCCGTGTCCTGCCTCTGCCGTCCAAATGCCGCTGTTTATTTTCACAATTCGGCCTATACGGCGGTATTCTCCCTTGCTGTTTATTCGTAGCTCAAATGACCAGGGGCTGCATTCGAATATTGCCACCTCTCTAACTTCATTCCCAAATATTGCCAAAAGAGTAATATCAAGTCTCTCAATTAAAAGCGCTTCCTCAATCCTTTCAGCAAGAGCCTGTACATCATCCCTGGTAAGATCAAGCCTACTGCCGTCCAATATTATGTAGTTTAAGCCGGTCCATCCGTGAACATTCCTGAAAAGCATTCCTTGCTGCTTCCCCTCAATCTGCAATTCAAAATGGTAAATATGGCCCATACCCTTTATTTGATGTAATTTTACCGGTTTTTGTATATCGCCAAACCAAGCCGAAAAGCTTATTTCTATGCTCTTCCACATATACTAACTTTGTTTGCAAATTGCTAAAAAAATTAGTAGTTTGTGGTGAAAATTTGTGAAAGATGTATAATTCATTGGCGCAGCTGTCATTTGACCTAGCTATCCGCCTTATTGAATGAAAGTACCCCCCTGGAAAGGGAGGGCTTTTGATTATTATCTATGTTTAGGAAAAAAAGGCATATTTATGAAGCCCCACTTGAAAAAGTGGCGCGTGCATAATAACTGTTCTGCCAAAAAATTACTATTGATGCATGATATTTGGAATAGTAAATGTAAAAACAGACCCCTTATCAATTTCACTTTTTACGGTGATCTCCCCGCCAAGAATGTTCATATCTTGTTTAGCTATGCTTAAGCCTAGTCCGCAGCCTGGCGCCATTTTGTTCAATCTAACATATGGCTCAAAAATTTCAAATAGCTTATCGTTAGGGATACCGCTCCCTTCGTCTAAAATGTCAATGTGAAGTAACTTATTCTCAACATAAAGGCGGGTCATAATATTTCGGCCCTGGGGCGTAAACCGGATAGCGTTACTAATTATATTTGAAAGCACCCGCGTCACTCTTAGTTTATCTGTTCTGACAATTGAGGGGATGATAGGGGCAACTGCCGTCGTTAAATTTATTCCGCGTGCAGTAGCTAGATGTTTATATAGTGATACCGTTTCTGTGAACCATTTCCCAGCCTCAATGAGTTCAATTTTTAGGTGGTTGGGGTTCTTGCTAGAAAACTCTTTAATATTGTCGTTAAGATCAGCTAATTGTCTCATTCCCGTAATGATATCTTCAAATACACCAATTAAATCTTCCGAATCCTTTATATTTTTCAACCCCGATAACGCTGCAGAGATAGCGTTAATTGGTGTGTTCATGTCATGAGTCCAGGCCTCAAGCAATCTATACAAGTTAAATCTATCAGTTTCCAGTTCTTTAATTTTTTGCTTCAATTTATTGGGGTTATACCGGGCCAGGAAAAAAATTTTCTTAATCATAACAGCTATTTTGTTTTTGGGTGATGGTGATATTAATCAATGGTTTGTTTTGGGATTTTGGTTATTCTGATACATTAAAAGTGCCCTGGCTAAAGTGCCCTGGCACTTTAGCCAGGGCTCGCCGACGCGTTAATATGTCCGCCCCTACTTGCAATGCTTGACGCATTGAGTTAAGTTTGTTGCTGGAGTAGCAAATATTTTGATGTCGCTTTCATCCATGAATATAAGGGAAATAAAATTCTCAGCCATAGCTGAGTGGCGCTTTTGCTCTTTTAGTCCTTCTTGCCCCCAAACTTTTTTATGGGCGAGATCACACAAATCGAACAGTATGTAATCGACAGGGTAAGAGAGCGGAGAAAAGAACTCGGAATGACTCAGCAGGAATTGGCAGTAGCCCTTAACGTATCCAACGGATTTATAGGGAGTGTTGAAAGCAGTAAATTTGATGACAAGTACAATCTTAGTCATCTTAATGATTTAGCACGCATACTTAGGTGCGCACCACGGGATTTTTTACCCACTGCCCCTTTAGATTAGCAATCCCCGGCATATTGCTACGGCCCTCGGGCTGGCTTTTTATCTTGTGTTGATGTACACAAACTTTCCATGCCACTAATATAGTAAAATTTGCGTTACAGCGCTAGCTTTGTAACGCTAGCGCTGTAGCATTAGGTTTATTACGCAAATTGCATATATATTACGGCCCTGAAAATGAAAAGGGACGAAGAAATAAAACGGCAATTTGGAGCTACCCTAAAAAGGATTAGGGAGGCAAAGGAAATGACGCAGACTGAGCTAGGGCATCAAGTCGGGATGGAAGGCAGTCATATTAGCAGGATTGAGCGCGGGACAACTGATTTAAAACTGACTACTATTGTAAAATTCGCCGATGCCCTGGGCGTCTCCCCGGCTGAATTGATGAAATTTTAGTTGTATTTTTACTCCCCGCCTGAGACGGAATTGTTTTAGAAATGTTTTAGGAAGGCTTGATAAACCCGTGCAGATGAGCCACAGGAAAGGATTTAGTATAAATGGGGGAATCCGCTCGATACCTCCGAATAGTAAAAAGCCTTCTGAAACTCAGGAGGCTTTTTGCGTTTCAGGCACACCCAAAAACATAAGTATGCTGGAGATTATTCAAATAACGAACAAAAGTAACCCCGAGGAGATAGAACAGGTGAAATCACTTTTCAGGGAATATGCCAACTGGTTAAGTGTAGACCTCAGCTTTCAG